TCGGTGGATTAATGTGTATAGCAATGCATGACGACCCTGTTTACATAACTAAAGAACAGGCAATGAAGTTCTTTAATCTTAAAGAGGTAAAGTAATATGAGTGAGTTAAAAGTAGGGCACACAGATGGCAGCAAAGTAAATAGTATAATTAGTTCAGGCTTATTAAATAACGCACCTAGAGGGGCTACGCATTTTGATACTTTTTGGATGCAGTTCCTTAAGAAATGCGGAGATAACTTGTTTGTGTGGGAGAATGATTGGTGGCACAAGTCAAATCATAAAGATGGATCATCCATGCTTAGTAATGGCGAATGTATAAATTTATGGACTAAAGAACTAGAACAAGGAGTAAACAAGTAATGAGTAAGCCAATTGCAGAATTAAGGTTAGTAGGCGATAAGATAGGTCGTGAGGGTATGTCGCTAATGGCTCAAGACTTTGTAAACGAATACCTTCAAGGTGGGTGTACATATAAAGGAGTTATGAAGCTTTGCGGCGAATTATCAATCATAGCAAAAATGGCAACTTGTGATTCTTACTGGGAAGAAAAGGTTCACGATGGAATTAGAAGCGCTATCTTTATAGTTGAAAAAGAGGAGGAATAGCGTATAATTAGTAATGTAAAAAATGCAGTGTAGTAGCTGCTTTGAAAGAAATGTTTTTAGTATAGGGTATTTAGACATGTTTCCTTTGGTGGGTTTTCTTGCTAAAAGGTTTCACCCCTCTACTAACAGAGGTTACATGATCTAAGTACCCTTTTTTTGTCTGGTTTGTGTGTTAGCTAAGTTCGGTACGGCTAACGGAAGTTGATTTAATCACAACTATTTCCAACCCCTTGATACGGGTGTCAGTTCGAATCTGTCGCCAGACAACCCCTTTCAAAGCTCCTCACTAACTGCCGTGTTTCTAGCGGATAGACGTAAACAATCCAAAGACTGATTAACTTACTAATCAAAAAAGAATATTGTCAGGCTCTGTGTGTCCCCATTCACAACTTGCGCCGTTGAAAGTGTTAAGAAGCACTATCAGATTATCGAAAGATAGTCGCTAGGTAACTAGCAGGAAGATTTATAATCTTAGTAGAGTGATTTATTCACATTAAGGTTTATTTAGTATTCAGTCTTATTTATAAGGCTTTCAATTTAGATATACGTTTATGACCAACTTGGTTATTGACCCTTTAAATTGACTTGATATAACAGGCTTATTGATTGAGCCTATCAAGGAAGAAAAAGGGGGAGCTGACTTTAAATTTTAATAACGGAGAGTAATAATGAAAACATCAGTAAGAGTACAATTAACAATTGAAGTATGGCTTGATGATGTATGGGGTGATGATTGCACTATTAAGCAGTTAAGATCTCAGGCAAAGACGGCAGCACTAGCGGAAATAGATAGAGTGCTAGTTAATTCAAATGGTGCTGTTATAGGTGAGCAGACGGTAAGTGTGTACGCTAAAAACATTAGTTAATATCAATAACACATAAGGGGAGTATAAGAATGAATGAAATAAAGAAAATATATAAAATAAGCCTGAACGCTTGCAGGACTAAAAGTAAAAAGGCATTGCGTGAAAATGAACGAGCTTATGACTGCCTTAAAAATAAAGACTCTGATTATGCAAATGCAATTCTGGCAATTCAAAGGTTACATAGGGATGTTGTGGAAATTTACGATAACGCCCCTGATGAAATAATGTTTGATCACGAAGCATTTTAACCAATCAACAAGAAGGATATAAAGAATGAAAGGAATAAATATAAGATTACGAACGGGTAACTATTTTTCAAGCAATACAATTACTGGCGCTCTTGATGAAGATATCGAAACAGTGGAAATATTAATTAATGGTAAATCACTTTATTGCTATTCATCATCAATTGGTGAAGCGGATAAGAATTTAGATTTAACGGTTAACTCAACTAAAATCAATCACATAAACAAGGAATAATAAGATGGGCAATAACGCATATAAAAAAGAAGCAGCAGAATTACATAATAAAAAGCGTAGAGAAGCACACGTTGAAGCTGTAAGAGTTGCACAGGATAAAATTGATAATCCAGAAAAGTATGACAGGAGACATCGCAGAACCATGAAGAAAGTTATGCCGTTTATAGCCATGTCATTGGCAGCAGGATTTACTATTTAACTAACTAATAAGGGGTAAGAATATGAAAACATTATTTGACGTAGTAAATGAATTTAAGGGTGACTTGCCGAACACGTGGTCTGATAAGCAGGATGAAGATAATTGCCTAGTTCTTGAAGCTATAGGGTTTGTTGAAGGTCATGATTGTGGAGATCTGGTTGGTGGTTATAGTGGCTTTTGTGAAATGAGTTATAGGCAAGTATGTACTGTTGATGAGTTTGAAGAATTCACCGCTGCACATGACAGAAGAATAGACGCCGAGCTAACAGCTAAAGAAAACCTAATCTATCAACTGGAAACTCTATCCAGTTACGAGCCAGAAGATTTGGATAATCCTGAATTTGATGTTGCCTATGAACTTGATAGTGGGGCTGATACATTTGCAACTGTTTGTTGTATTGATTTAGCAAAAAGAACTCTAGAATTAATTAAAGAGTTATCCGAATAAACCATCATATAGACACTAAACAATAAACTAATAGGAATAGAGATGAAACCAAGAAGCAAAAGTAAGCCTCACCCTAAACGCCCTCACCAATGGGGTAAAAGATTAGCTGATGACTTTGATAGAATAATGGGAGGTAAAGGTAACGAGGGAGAAAGAAAGCGATGAGTAACGTAATAAGCTTAACCGAACCTGATTTCAAAAACGTATCTTATATTGATGACGGTGATATAGGTGTATCAACAAAAGATAGAAGCTTGGCAATATACCGACTAAATAAAGATGACTTTGAAATAGTTTATAACGGGGGATCATTTATTTTAAAGCGTGATGTACTGGCAGAGTTTTTACAGGTATCGAAAGTATTCGTTGATTCAGAGGATAGATTTAAGCCTGATTTAGAAATGGTTAGCTGCGATTATTGAGGTATAATAACTAAGAGTACTCTTTGGCGAGAGGTAGACACTAAAAAGCCCCTTTATATCGGGGCTATTCTATTTACCTGGTAACAACTATAAACTAAGAGATTGAATACAAGCTGCACTACCATTCTCACACAAAGACTCAGTTGATTTAGGTAATGCTTGCCACTCCCATATAAAATATTCTACATTATGTTCTTCACACTTATCGTTAGTGCATTTAACATAACCATTAACGCTTGGTATACTGTTGCAGTTTGGGCATTGATTAATCATTATTTAACTCCTTTATTAATTCATTAAAAGATAACGTAGAAGGAACGAGACCTTTACTAAGTCTATCCATCCTTTTAAATACGGCGTCAATTTCTTGCTTACTCATTGGTATGACTTTTCTTTTTGGTTCGTATGGCATTATGTTTATCCTCTTAAAGTTTTTTTTAGTTCATATAGTAGATCATCAATAGCGGAGTTGCATATAAGGCCTTTGTATGCATTAAGGTGGTGTACTTGGTGTTTTTCATTTGTTGGTATATGAAAATCTGAATCCAAAGACCTTATAAATTCTGATATCTTGCTCTCTAATTGCTTTTTTAAAGTGCCTTTCGGAATGTAAAAATCATTAGTTGGTATTCTTTTGTTGTCTCTTGGTTTGTATGTTGAAATTAAACCAGCCTCCATATTATTTAATTGAGAATAAGAAACCTCTTTATAGTAAAAGTATTTGAAGTCAGGCCTTGTGTTGGAGTGGCTTTTTAATCTACTTCTTATCCTTGTTGTTTGTCCAGCGTAAAATATAACGCCGTCATCATCCTTTAAAAGATAAACACAAGGTGCCCCTTTTTCTGGTAATTCAACCTTATTTAAAAGGCTTTCAACTGGTGTGAATTTCATCGCTAAACACCTTTGCTTATAAATTTAACTTCTAAATCTAAAGCGTCAAGCATTGACTTTAAATCAACAAGCTTAATGCTTTCATCCCCATTCAAAAAGCCACTAACCTTGTAATAGGTTATACCTGCTTTATCAGCTAGTTCCTTCATTGTCTTTATGTCGCTAGTAATCATTTTTGTTTTAACCATTTGTGCTAAGTTCATTTTATCGCCTTGTGTATTTAAGTTAAGCTAATAGTAAGGGAAGTTATCGCGCAATGCAAATTAATTAACTAATTATTAAATAAACTTCACTCTACGCTTGCACAATTAAAAAGCGTTTGCTATTGTTTGTACATCAACCGAAGCGGAGTTAACGAAATGGGTAGATTAATTATATTTAACGAATCAATGTTCTTTGCGCTAGATAATAAGGTTTGTTCATTTGACGGAGTTAAGAACGTAGAGCACTTAATTACACCTAGTAAAGAAGCAGCTCAACGCTTTTGTAAAATAGCTAATAGCAACAAGGATATTATTAAATGAGTATCGAGAATCAAATATCTGCCCACTGCAACGAAGATAGCGTTTCCTGTCCAGAGTGCGGAGCTAACATGTACATTGAGTTATGCAGCACAGTTTTAGAATGCTCAGAATGCGACCATACAATAGATACTGATGAGGATTTAAACTAATGATTAAATGGCTGAGCTTAGAAGTTAACCCGCCGATACTAGGTGAATATATTATCGTTAAAAAAAATAACGGTGTAGTTAAAATAAAAGTGTTAGATGTTCGTGATACTGAAGAATGGCATGTCGAGTATTTAATGGAAGAAGGCTTTATAAAGTGGAGTGATACAGAATGAGTGATTTAGTTACATATATAGGTGAGCAGGAAAGTTTATTCTTGCCAGCCCTTACAGACCAAAAAATATCATGGGAGAAAGAAAAACAATTCGCAATACAGGCGTTTAATAGTAATAAATTCTTGCTTGACACTGCATCAAAAAACCCTACCAGCTTGCAAGCGGCAATAATAAACGTTGCTTCAATTGGTATTAGTTTAAATCCAGCACATAAGCACGCTTATTTAGTTCCTCGCGATGGGAAGGTATGTCTTGATATCTCCTACATGGGACTAATGCACTTAGCGATGAGTACAGGCTCAATATTATGGGGGCAATGTAAATTAGTACACAGTAACGACACTTATGAGAATCAAGGCTTAGATAAAGCTCCTGCGCATTCTTACAGCCCATTTGGTGATAGAGGTAATGTTGTTGGTGCTTACTGTACTGTTAAAACTTGTCACGGTGATTACTTAACTGATGAGATGCCTTTAGAAGATATCGTTAAAATTCAAAACTCATCTAAAGCCAAGAACGGACCATGGAAAACCCATTGGAATGAGATGGCAAGAAAGACAGTTGTTAAGCGTGCCGCTAAATATTGGCCCACTATTGAACGTCTTGATAATGCTATTCATCATTTAAACACTGATAACAACGAAGGCTTAGAAGATGTAAACAAAGAATACTCTGAAAAGTTCAATGGACTTTACGATAACAACAGTGAACCATTGGTTTTATGGGGTTATATTGAGCAATTTAGGGAGAGCGATGATATATCACAATATATTTATAGAAACTTCCCTAAAGGGCATAAAACAAAAGTAGCCGAGATATTAAAAGTAGCTAGACAACAGTTTTTTGATTACAAAGCTATATTTGAAAGTGGTGATGATTCAGCTATAGAAGAAGCTAAATTGGAGTTATCAGAAACAGAAGTAAGAATTATAAACGCTGGCATTAAAGCTAGATTGAATTAACTATTAATAAGAGAGGAAACAAAGATGAATAAAGAAATTACACTTAAAGGATGCGTGCAGAAATTGGTTGACAAGGCTCATGGTGCAGCCGCTAAAGCTGGTTGGTGGGATAGAGAAAAAACATGGGAGACTGTGCCCCGCTGTTTAATGCTTATTGTTTCTGAGATTGCCGAGGCTATGGAGGGTGATAGAAAGTGTTTGATGGATGATAAATTGCCGCATAGAAAAATGCTAGAGGTTGAGCTTGCCGATGCAATGATTCGTATTGCCGACCTAGCGGGTGCTTTGAGTCTCGATCTTGGTGGTGCCATTGTAGAAAAAATGGAATTTAACGCCAATAGGAATGATCATAAAAAAGAAAACAGAGAAAAGACAAACGGCAAGAACTATTAAATAATTCAACAATAAGGAACAAAGAAAATGGCGACAACTATAACCGGTAAGTTAAACAAGGCCGCAAATACATTTCAAGCAGGAGAGTCAACAGGGTTTGGCATTCGATTAGGTGTTAAGTATCGGGACCCAAAAACAAAGCAAGATGATTGGTGTAATTATTCAGCCGTGATATTTGCTAAGTCTCCAGGGCAGATACAATTTTATCAAAGCGCATTGATTGAAGGCTCTATTGTTGAAGTGTCATGCGATCAACTAAAGATTGATACGTTTGATGGTCAGAATGGTCAAGTGCTATCAATTGATATGCTTAACGCTCGTTTAGGTTATGTTCATACGGCGCAGGGCGCACCACAACAGCAAAACAACAACCAAAACCAGCAGCAAAATAACGGCTTTCAGCAACAAGGTCAGCAACAAGGTGGCGGGTTCCAGCAAAATAACAATCAAGGTCAGCAGCAAGGGCAAAACTTTAAACCGTACAATAACAACCAGTAAACAGGAATAACGGATGGCTACCCACAACCAAAACAAACATAGCATTTCAGCATGCACTAGCTTTGTTAAGTGGTGGGTAGTTGTATATTTAGTAATTGGAATAGATGTATTAATCAGCATAGGATATTCAATATGGATAATGTAACAGTAATAATTCATTGTAGCGCAACCCCGAACGGCAGAAACGACCAAGCAGAAGACATTCATCGTTGGCATAAAGAGCGAGGGTGGGATGGAATAGGTTATCATTATGTGATTACTGTTGATGGTAAGCTTCAAGCGGGAAGGCCTGAGTACTGGACAGGTTCACACGCTAAAGGTCATAATACTGGATCTATTGGTATTTGCATGATAGGAACTGATGAGTACAACCCTGAGCAATGGTCCATACTTGATACACTACTAAGGAAACTTAGTTGTAAGTATGGTGATTTAAAGATAATAGGGCACAATGAAATATCAGATAAATCATGCCCAGGCTTTGATGTTCAATGGTGGCTTATTAACAAGTTTTACGCTAAACACGGATAATGATATGATAGACTTTTTAATTACAGGAGTTTCATCTTGGCCAATTCAAAGCGTATACGAACTTTCAAATCTACCCCTAAACCAAAGCCAAAACGTACTATCAAGCCTAACCCAAAGCCAAAGCGTAAGCCTAAGTAGTTTATTTATACTTTACGTTGTAGTGTGCATTCTTATCAAGAGGCCGGTATTTCTACTGGCTTTTTTATTACCTGAATTAATGTTTAACTTGGCTATATTTGATAAGTTTGAGGGGTGGCAACTAAACGCGATAGAGCTAGTTATATACTCTTACGTATTTGAGAGATGTCGCACAGATAAAAGTAAAATCGCCTGTTTTATAATATGTTATACTGCGTTAAGATTTGGAATTGATGATTTTTTTTACGGGGTTAATGGGTATTATGGAGCGAGTGAAACTTTTATCTATGAAAATATCTCGCTTATTAACTCATGTGCTCATGTATTCTTTATTAGTACACTTATATCTTTCTCGCGAATACGAAACGGTTTACGCGATTTCTTTAGTTCTATTATGCGCTCTACGGCTACTAGTGATTATATGCTCATTTATTGGTATAATGTCAGCAAGATTCAATAAACACCGTAAAACACAATGACAACCGAACGAATTGACAAGTTAGAAGGCGCAATCATAACGCTAACAGATAAATTTAGTGAATTTCTAGCTGTAGAGTCAGCACGACAAGAGCGGGACAAGCATCAAGTCGATATAAACGAGCGGTTAATTAAGCATATGGAAGATATTGATTCAAGATATAAGCCTATACTCGATCGCAGTAAAAAATATCAGGACTGGATAGATTCATTCGTAGGTAAGATAATTCTACCAGCTATAGCGCTTGCAATACTCGCTGCTGCTGGTTATAGCTTCATATAAATAAATTAGATAAGGGATAAGTAATGTCATTGTTTAAAAGAATTATTGGTATAGATGATAATAAAATAGCTATCCACCTAATACACGCTTTAATAGTCGAAGTGATAAATAATCGACAAACATCTTCTACAGTGGTAACGATATTAGATTTAAATGAGGATGAATCAAATGATTTAGACCGAGTTTTATTGTTGCTATCTACAGTGCAAAGTAAAACAAAATCAAGCTCTAGAATATTTAACTATTTACTGTTAGGTGAATTCAAAGTAACAAGCCCAAGAGATTACACGGATGAGACTTTATTTTGGCAAATGGTAGAAGCTGAATAATGGCTGCTAATTTTAAAACGGTTAGAGTCGCATTAAATACATCTACCGGAACACAAGACATAACAATATCAGGCTTTGGTACACCTAAAGCTGCTATATTTTACTACAATGTAAATACTGATGATGACACTATATTTAATTTGGTGCGCTTGTCAGAAGGCTATACAGACGGAACAAATCAAGCAGTAACCGCGATAACTAGCGCTGATGGACAATCAACAACTAATTGTAAAAGAGCCGTAAGGAATGATGCCGTTATTGCGGCTATATCAACTAGCTCATATCAAACAAGGGCTAATTTTGATAGCTGGGTAACTGACGGTGTAAGAATAAATATAACAACAGCACCATCAGCGGCTAGATTTGTTACCGTTGTTTTGATTAATGGTGATGACGTATTAAGTACATTTGCAGGAACGCCAACACTATCATCAACAAGTACAGTTGTTAATGTTGGTTTTGAAGCCTCACTTGTCGTTATGAGTACGGTAGGGCAGTCTGTTAACCCTGCCTCACCTGTTGATCAAAGTATATTCTCTAGCGGCTTCGCTGTAAATGATGGAAGTGATACAAATGCTGGGGTGTTTAGTTCAGACCAAACAGCATTATCGACCTCTAATTCTGGTTCATACACATCAGATCAATATAGTGTTGGTGAAGTATTCAATAACACGCTAAATTGGGGCGGTAGTGTTGGTTCTTATACGGGTACAGGATTTACAGTAACCACCACGGTGTCACCTTCAACCGATGTTATAGCTTTACTTGCTATAGAATTGGATACTGGCGCACAGGCTAAAATAGTTAATTACGACTCACCCACAAGTGCAGGCGCAAGAAACTTCACAGGCTCAGGTTTTACACCTTCGTTTGTAATGATGCAAACATCAAACAACACATCATTAGATACAAATCAAGATGGTACCGCGGTTGGTACGTTCGTTGCTGATGATACAAATCAATACACTAATACACACACATCACTTGATAATGTCTCAACCTCAGTGTGTAAGATTTTAACTAAGTCAGGCGGTTTAGCGCAGTTAAACGGAAACTCAAAGCAATTCGACAGTACATTCACATCATTTAATTCAGATGGTTGTGAGATTAATTTTTCAGTTGTAGACGGTACAATTAGAAAGTGGACGGCTTTATATATTGGTGAAGTTAGTAGCGGTATAACTGTAACAGGTACAGCAGTACCAACTCAAACAGAAGCAGATGTCGTAACGGGCGGTAAAACAATAATACTTACAGTTGCTGGCGATACGTTTGTAACAGGCTCATCAAGTGAAGATGGTATAGCCGGTGGTTCAGATTCAGATATCGGAGCAAGTGGCACGAATTGGGATTCATTAATAAAAACCACTCTTGATAACACTGATGTTGTTTTATCGGGTGGTAACACTATTGCAACGATTACATTACCAGCGTTTGCAACTTATGACATACCGGGAACAGAAACTATTACATGGACAATTCCAGCAGCATCATTAACAACTAGTGCAACTCCTGTAGTTGCTACACCAACACATACAATAACGGCTGTAGTGTCAGGATTTCAAGTTGCTTGGGCTAGAAATGCAAATGTACTTCTAAACTGATACAATTAACAAAACATTAAAAGGCTATTACAGTGAAAAAGAACGTAGCATCTCAAAGTATAGGCGCTGAAATGATAACCGCAGTAGATGGCACGGCTTTTACTGGTGCTGTAACTGTATTGATTACACTTGATAACGGAACACAAAGCGCTAGCGCTGGAACTGCTCCTGCACATGAGGGTAATGGCTATCATAGCTATACACCAACACAAGCAGAAACTAACGGCGATCACATAGCATTCACATGGACAGGTACGGGCGCTATACCTGCAACAGTTCAATTATTTACTAACTTTCCGCAAACAGTAGATAACGATACTAAGATATCATTAATACCTACTACAGCGATGAGAGGTACAGATAGTGCGGCAACTTCTGCCAAGCAAGACACTATGGAGACAACTTTAAACGCTATCCCTACAACTCCAATGCGCGGCACTGATGGAGCAAATACAACCACTCCACCTACCACGGCTCAAATATGGGCTGAGACTACAAGAGTGTTAACGGCAGGAACAAATATAGTTTTAGCTAAAGGTGTAGGGGTGACAGGGTTTAATGATTTAAGTTCCGCACAAGTTAACGCTGAAATGCTAGATGTATTAGTAACAGATACTTTTGCAGAAGTAACGGTGCCAGCGTCAACAGCTTCAATAAAAGACATGATCCATTACACATTTAGCAGAGTTAAAAATAAAACTACTCAAACAGCAACAACGCTAACGGTTAGAAATAATTCAGATACTGGTAATCTTGGTACTGCTGCAGTTTCAGATGATGGCACAACATTTACCAAAGGTTCAGAATCCTAATGGCAGTTGATACCGCAACAAAAAGAGCTTCAGCTTTAAGTTTTGGTATAATCGCTTTAGCTTTAGTTGTTCCTTCGGGTTCGGTAGCTCAAGAAGCAAGGCAAACATCAGCAAATACTTACAGCGGTATACTTGCAGATGCTCCGATAATAATAACGCCCGATGACGGTATAACTTTATCGAGCAACATAAATCCTAACGGTGTAACGGTATCAGGAAATATATCAGAAGGAATAACCCTTACCAGTAAAGTATCAGGGTTCATAACACTAAGCGGCACCATTAAAGAAGGTGTTACATTGTCAAGTAATATAAATAATAACGGCATTACTGTAAGGGGTCCGATATGACATTAAAAATAGGAGAAGTAGGTCAGGCTATTAGAGTTGATGCTGCTTTTGATTTGTCTGGTAATTCAGATTTAAAATTAATGATGACCAAACCTAGTGGGGCAACATTGACAGTTGATAAGGCTGGTGGTGTTACTGCTCCTGCAATCCCGTTTACAGACCCCGATACAGGCCAAGTATTAAACGCCAATGAATATTGGGAATACCCAACTGCAGCGCTTGATATTGATGAGGCTGGCTTATGGTGTGTATATGGGGTTTATGAAGATGCTACACCCAAGGTATTTAACGGTGATCCTGCTAACTTCACAGTAGAAGATAATGAATGTGACACGTGTTCTTAATAATAGTATACTTATCAAGTCGGAAGTGATGGGCCGACACTTGGCTAGCTAGTCAAACCCCATCAAAGGACCCCATCTATCACTGCCCCTTAAAAAGGGCAGTCCACCATTATCCCATCACATGAAATAGGGATAAGAAAAATGATTGAAACACTATTCTCTACCGCCTCTTCGGACGGTGACACAATAAGCCCGTTACTCGATAGAGACTATGAACGAGGCTATATATCTATAATATTTTATTCTGACGCTGAACTAACTAATATTGTTACTCCAGGCGCAGGAACTGTAACTTTTACAGCTTCTGAAGATGGTACACAATACGGTGATGTAGCGGTAATTGATGCAACTTTAGCAGGAGAAGAATCAACCTACACTAGACCTTCATTTGCTGGTATGGTTCGATTTGTTAGAGTTAATATGTCCGGCATAACGACTGCTAACTTTTTTCAAGTGAGAATAGCGAGGTATCAACGTGGACAATAATAACTTCCCCCTACCAAGTACATTGACTGTTGAACAGGATGATGCCGTTGAATCCGTTATTAACTTACCTGATGACACGATCCCAAAAGCAGAGAACGGCCAGTTAGTAGAAAGTAGCACCAATGAGGACCCATCTACAGAGGAGTGGACTTTTGACAAGTCTATTGAAGTACCTCAAGCATCAGTAAAAATCAGCGATACTCTATCTATATCTGAAGCTACGCTTTTAGCGATAACACGAGACAAAGTTCAATCAACTAACGTTGTCAATGTCGGCTCTGCTATTAGCGATATACCAGGCAGTAGTAAATTAGTTTTTCAGCATGTACCATCAATACAGCATGTTATTGCTCAGCCAGATGATAGTGTCGCACTAACAACTAACCCTCTAGTCGTTCCTTTACTATCAACATTAGCCAACCAGACAGATATTGTTACATTGAGAACTGGCTCCCCTATGAATAACTTTAGGGCCACTATTGTTGATAATTTAACGGGTATCACTCTTAAATATATTCCTAGTAAAGCCGTTGTTGTTGCTGGAACTGGAGGTTTAAATTTACCTGCTGGCGATGCCATATTTAATTTCAATAGTGATTTAGATGATGTTCCCGCTTCAGGGTTGTTCTATTTAGGATTTACACCATTAAGGCAATCAGCGGGGCAGGCTTCAACATTTACTATATTTGCTGATACTATGGATATACTAGGAGAGGCGGGCGGTATTCCTTACATAGAAAACGATATACACTTCTTAGAAGATACAACCGTCCCTTTTATTGAAAACGTTACTAATGTTGCAGACCCATACACAAGAGTTAATAACGAGCAAACAAGTTTATCAGGAGAGACAGGAGGTGTATTAACCACTTATCTAGCCACTAGTGACACCGATACTATATCGACAGGTCAATTTACCATAGGCGATGCAGGAACAAGCAACCCTACAGTAGAAACGGTAATAGGTGGTATATTTGCGCAAGATGATTTAGTTCAAATTAACGGAACAGTTTTAAATGATGGCCTTTATGAAGTAGAAGATCATACGGGCACAACACTAACCGTAAAAGGTGTCGGCACAGTACCAACTATTGAGGATTTTACCGCAACCGACTTTATAACTACTGAAGATGGCGGGACTGTAACCAAAGTTAATGTATCTATAATCAGGTCTGGAGTTGATGGTAAATGGGAGCAAGGCAAAGGAAGTTCAACGCCCATTGAATTCTTTGTTATAGATGTATTTGGTAGTGAATATCAATTTGAATCAGATGAAACAGAAAGCACAACATCAAGCACGTCGTTTCAAAATAAATTAACACTAACCACTCCAACTATTCCAGCAGGTAACTATAGAGGCGAGATAACATTCGAGGTAACTAATGATAGTGGTGATAAGCCTGTAGTAACCGAAGTGACTTTGGATGGTGTAAGCTTTAATGAATCATTCTATGCACCTAAGTTTGCAGATGAATATATAGTAAAAACATCATTCTCTAATGAAGCGCTAACTAATGACACTCATGATATAGAAGTTAATTTCAGAGCAACATCAGAAGGCGGTACAGCTAAGATAAGAAATACTAGAATAGAAATATTTAGAGTAAGCTAGATAACGACACAAGGACGTGTTTTTTAAAACAAAGCAAAAGGTGATATAATATAAATCAAATAGAAAACTAATCTAAGAGATGATTATGTCAGAGAATAAACAAGAGACGAATAAAGTAGGAAGACCAACAAAGTATAAAGAAGGCTTTCCAGAGCAAGTAATAAATCTATTTAAGATAGGAGCTAGCAAGGCTGAGATATGCTTAAAGCTAGATATTGGATTCGATGCATTTCAAGATTATCAAGAAAAATACCCTGAATTTTCCGAAGCCGTAAAGAAAGGGTTACGAATTTCACAGGGCTGGTGGGAGATGAAGGGGCGTGAAGCCACTATGGGTGGAGTGGAAGGTTTTAACGCAACATCATTCATATTCAACATGAAGAATCGCTTTAAAGAAGATTGGCGAGACAAGCAGGAAGTTGATAACACACATTCATTTAAAGATATATCTGAAGAAGAATTAGATAAAAAGATTTCACAACACTTAAAGGGGTAGGGTATGACTAAATCTGAAAAGATAGAGTTATTACAACTACTCGAAGAAAAAGAAAGACGGGCCAAGCTTAATCTAATAGCTACCGTCTTTTCTACGTTGTACGACTGGCAATTAAAATTTATAAAGCATACCGCAACATATCGAGCTGCTTGTTTAATGGCTGCTAACCGTGTTGGTAAAACCTATACAGGCTGCTTAGTTGATGCTATGCACGCTACCGGTGATTATCCTGATGACTACGAGGGGCATAGGTTCGAGCATCCCCCGTTGATATGGGTACTAGGCTATTCAGGTGAAAAGATACGTGATTTATTACAGGCTCCTTTAGTTGGCTCAGTATCTAACGGTGTGGCTAAAGGTGGGTTGATACCACAAGAAAGAATAGTTGATGTTCTGCCTATGCTTGGTACTCCTCGTTGTGCAAGAGAGGTAAGGGTTAAACATAAGAACGGCGGTATAGCTCGAATACAATTCTGGTCATACACTCAAGGACAACATGCATTAATGGGAGATAGTGTTGATTGGTATCACATCGATGAAGAACCCAAAGATCAAAGTATATTTCCTCAAGTCGTAACACGTACCGCAACTGGTGATATGGGCCAAGGCGGTAGAGGTATATTAACTTTTACTCCTGAGAATGGCCGTACTGAATTGGTCATTAAGTTTATGGATGACCCGGCACCAAGTCAGATATTACAGCGTGCAACATGGGATGATGCCGCCCATTTGACGGAAGAAACAAAAGAAGCGTTGTTGGCTATCTATCCTGAATGGCAGCGTGACATGCGAACCAAAGGCTTGCCGCTACTAGGTACAGGCTTGATATTCGACCTACCACTAAATGAAAATAAGATTGCTCCGATTGAATGCGCTAACCATTGGTATGTTATTAACGGCTTAGATTTTGGCTGGTCACATCCGCAAGCACACATACAGATGTGGTGGGATAAGGATAAAGATATATACTATGTCGCTTATGGTTGGAAGAAGGCTAAAACACAACCTTACGAAGCATGGCAACATATAAAAGGGTGGGCTGAAGGTGCTCCGACTGCATGGCCACATGATGGACTGCAAACAGAAAAAGGTTCAGCAAGGCAACAAAAGAGTTATTACGAAGATGCTGGATGGGAAATGCTAGAAGACATGGCCACATGGGAAAATGGCGGCAACGGTGTCGAGCAAGGTATCATGGAGATATACCACCTAATCAAAACTAAACGCATGTTATTCTTTAATGACTTGGGTGAGTTGTTTGATGAGATGTTACAGTTCCATCGTGATGAGAAAGGCCTAGTTGTTAAGTTGGTTGATGATTTAATAAGCGCGTTACGTTATGCTTATATGATGAAAAGGGAAGCCGTTAGGAAATGTGATATAATGCCTGACGATGAAGACTACTACGAAGAACCCTCTGAGGACGCCTGGTAATGAGTATAAAAAAATTAATAGACGCTATTGATTCGGATAACCTAGTCGATAAAGTATTAAAGATGGAAGACGGCGAGCACATACTTAATCAGTTAGGTAATAAGGTTTGTCAATATCATAACGATAATGAAAAGTCGATGAATGACTGGTCTGATTTAATAGAATCAGGTATGGATATAGCTAAGGCTGAAAGTGGTGGCTCATCTTATCCATGGGATGGCGCTGCTAACTTTAAATCTCCATTGATTACTGAAGCTGTTCGGGCGTTTGGTGATAGAGCAAAGACTGAAATAATGAAGTCTGATAAGTTGGTCGCTACTAAACTTGTTGGTCAAGAAGATGAGAATAAAAAAGAATCGGCTGAACGTATAGAAGACCATATGAATTGGCAGATTAACACAGAGATGAAAGGCTGGCGTGATGCCCACTCTAAACACCTCTACTTGTTAGCTAGTCAAGGCGCATACTTTAAGAAAACATTTTACGATGCCACTGAAGGTTGTAATAAATCCGCTTGCATTAGATATCCTAACTTCTCACTCAACCAAGAGTGTGATGATATACATAACTCAAGATTCACAGAGGTAGCATACTACTATCCTAATGACATATGGAGTTTTCAACAGTCTGGATTGTGGATTGAAGGCGAGATAGTACCTAATGATGAAAGTTCTGATGTTATCGATGATGATAAGTTTGAATTTTTAGAACAATTCTGCGAGTACGATTTAGACGGTGACGGATACGAAGAGCCATTACTGGTTACTGTTCATAAGCAAAGTAAGAAAGTAGTTCGCATTGTTCCACGTTGGGACATTGACGGCATACACGTAAACTACAAAGGTAATGCGTATAACCTTGCTGACTTAATCAAAGGTACCACTGCGGAATCAGAAAGCTCAACACAAGATGAAGCATTCAATAATATACAGGCTCAAGAAAAGCTTAAGGATATCGAATCAAAGGCACAGATGACGCGTATTGTGCCAATGGATATACTAACTTATTACGGGTTCATTGAATCGACTGATGGTTCATTCCTCGGCCAAGGCTACTTACATCTAATTAGTTCAACGGTTAAAGGCATCAATAAAGGTACTAATGCTTTATTTAATGCTGGTGAGTTGGCTAACTTACAAGGTGGTTGGTTATCTAAAGAACATAGAGATAAAAAGCGTGGTCCATTTAAATTAAAGGCCGGTGTATTTAAGCAAACCAATATATCATCAGGGGTATTACAGAACTCTGTCGTTAACCTTTCGTTTAAAGAGCCATCAGGCACGTTATTAGCACTTGTTGATAAAATAGAGGGCAGCGTTAAGGAAATGTCTAGCCAGTTCAATTATGAGCAGGTGCTTAGCCCTAACATACCAGCAGCTAGTGTATTAGGTGTATTGCAAGAAGGTATTATTCCTACATCATCATTGTTAATGAATGTTGTTAACTCAATGAGTAAAGAGTTCTCTATTCTATTTACACTGAATCAGAAGTTTACCGACCCGTTAATATATCAATCTATTACTGGCTCTCGAGAATACAACTCAGATTACAATCAAGATATCGAGATAACACCAACGGCTAACGCTCAGTTTAGTAACCAGATGCAGAAGATACAGTTAGCACAGTCTCAAATGGAGCAGATACCAATGGTCCAGCAAATGGGTGGTAATGCCGTACCGATTGTTAAAGGTTACTTTGAAGCGCTTGGTACTCCGAATATGGATGCTATATTCCCTGAAGAAATGAGTGATGAGGATAAGAAGACTAACGAGCAGATGATGGAAGCACAAAAATCTCAAACCGAGGCCATTAACTTCCAGAATGAATTACTTAAAGGTCAAGTTGATCAAGGTAACTTAAACCTAGAAATAAAAGGCCGTGAAGCTGATGCTAAGATTAACGAGATGCAGCGCGAGTCTGATAGAAAAGATGCTGAGTTAATGGAGAACTTAGAGAAGATAAAAGCTGAGACTCAACTTAAAATTGAAGAGGCTCAGACTGAAGACTTAAAGAACGATCATAAAATGGAGATGGATATAATAGACAGGGTTATAAGTCTAAACGCACCAGTTAAGTAAAAGGTAAAGCCCTATTTAGGTAGGGCTAGCCATTAAATATAAATACAACCTTCTTTGAGGCTGCGAGATAGTTCATCAAAATACTCATAAGAACCAACCTTGAATATACATCTCTGCCAGAACATCCATATAAATATATCAACCATAACTACCTCGCACTAGGGCTTTTACCATCCGCCCCGTTACCAAAATACTTAGGCGCTGATAAACACCTAACCGCTAACGAACCACACTCACAATCAATCGTTCGAGTATCGCTATCAATACGCTTCTCATATTCTCGCTGACATGAGCCGCATTTAAATTTAAGTGTTATCTTCATTGATGTAACCCTCACATAGTTCAATTTGCTTACGTAAATCAATAGCGACAACGTCGAGGCACCCACTATCCATATGTAATTGCACTTGATTTCTTAATGCATCATAAGCCATCTTGTACTTATTTTTATACATATCATCCATTACGCTATTCATGCCCATTACATCAATAGCGAATGACTTCTTAGTTACTTTGTAATCAATAATGCTATGAGGAATTATCATCTCTTCCCCAGTAGAAAGCCCAGACCACACTTTCTCCTCTATAACTACCTCCTCAACATCAAATCCTAAAGCATCAATAAGCGCATCTAGTTTATTTTCTATATTATTCACAATCATTTCCTCTTAAATATTTTATCGAATGACTCTTGTAATTCTTTGGGAAGTTCACTCATTACTTAGCCTTAATTATTGATATGTTAATTATTATGCAACTTATCAGCATAAAAGCTCCAGCCTCTAAACCGTATGAACTACCATGATTAACACCTAAATAAGCGAGAGGTAAAAACACAGCGCTAGAAACTAGTATTAATCCGAACTTAATTAATTTATTTATCATTTCATACCCTCTATCATCTTATTAAATAAACCTGACATATAACTTCTGTTGTTGTAATTTTTAAACACCTGCCAGTAAGTACTCGTTGATGGCTCCATACCAATAGATTGATTAATAATAAGGCAGATAGAATAATCCACACCACCTGTAAATATATAAACTATATCATCAGCAGATAGCCAGCCTTTTTGACGTGCCTTTGCTTCGTACGCGTTGACCTTTGGTATCTCGACAGGATCTTTAACTTCCACTTCGTCTTGATTCTCTATAACATTCTCTAGTTCGCTCATTAGATATTTACCTTAGCTTTGATGTCATGGTCTAATACGTAAACCATATTGGATTTCTCTCCGGCTACCCGTTGATATGCGTGCCCTGGTATTTGAGCATGATCACCAACAGATATCCCCCACGCTTCAGGAGTATTTACGCCTGAGTCATGATTCTTAAAACAGGCTGGACCAAATTTAATT